CTACCTCATCTGGCATAATTTCGTCAATTACGCACGGGAAACGGCTGAGGAAAAGCGCAATATCCTCTTGGCATTCGTACTATCCACCTTCAAAACTGATAAATGCAGAGACATTCCGAACCGTCCTGCTGTGCCATTGCTCGTCTAGGATCGTTCTTTTCCGAGTTCGCCTGAGAAAATGCGGTGACAGGTTTTGGTGTGCTATAATATAAACAGAAGATAACTCAACCACAAAAAATTGAGATTTTAAGGAGGCTGTTGTGATGCACATTTTGCGATGTTACATACCATCTTATGAAGAAGTAATGTTCTCTGGTAAGCCAATAGGCAGTGGCATTATTCCTAAAGGGAAAATTGCAAAACGCATCGTTTTTACCGACAAACCCGCTCCAAGGAGTAAATATATTGCAGATGTATCTTTGGCGCAGAATGGTAGTGTGGTACGATGGAAAGACGGTGATACTTACTATTTTTCTTCCCAGTGGCCTGGAGCTAAGATATATCCACAGTCATGTGTCAACTTGTTTGCTGGTATGCGTAAGTTAGAATCTATTGACGTTTCTATGTTGGGTATTGACGATACCGACCTTTACTGTATGTTCTGCGGTTGTCATAACCTTAAATCTGTGGATGGGCTACAGAATTGGGACGTGGGGCGTGTCAAGGGAATGGGCTGTATGTTCTCAGGGTGTCGGTCTCTAACCTCTTTAAATGGCCTACAGGATTGGGACGTGAGCCGGGTCGAGCGGATGGCTGATATGTTTACAGATTGCCACTCTCTTGAAAATATAGATGAGTTGGCAAATTGGAATGTGAGCCGTGTCAAGAGTTTGGACAGTCTGTTTTATGAATGTTCTTCGTTGAAAAACGTGGACGGTCTGCGGAACTGGAACGTGAGTAACGTCCAAAATATGACGCAAATGTTTTACAACTGCTATGCTTTGCAGAATATAGATGGGTTGGTACATTGGGACGTGGGACGGGTCAAGCAAATGTCTGCTATGTTTGGGAGATGCTTTTCATTGAAGAACGGGGACGGCATTGAAAATTGGAATGTGAGCCAGGTCGAGTATACACGGAATGTGTTTATGGACTGCTCCAACCTGACCACCACTCCGAGTTGGTATCACGCTAATTGACACAAAAGCTTATAATATTGCTAAGTAATTCCATAAATGCACAATTACTGCCAGGATTTTAACCCTGGCAGTAATTTTTTGTTCCTATTTTTAAAAATTCAACTGTTTGTTGGAAAAGAGCCGAAATCATAAAAGGCATCGCTGGCAAGATTGTCGTTCTGAATCTTACCGGCGGTGCCTTCGTAATTTACATTATAGGGAGGGTCTGTCACTACAAGGTTTGCTTTTCTGCCCTCCATAAGAATCTCGTAGGTTTCCGATTTCGTGGAATCACCGACCACAAGACGGTGTCTGCCGAGGGTCCATACATCTCCCGTCCTGGAGATACACGGCTTTTCCAGCTCTGCGTCCACATCGAAGTCATCATCCTTCGTTTCATTGCCGTCATCAAACAGCTTTGAGAGTTCCTTATCATCAAAACCTGTCAGGGCAATATCAAATGCCTCTGCCTGCAAAGCTTCGATCTCCACTCTCAAAAGTTCCTCATCCCATCCGGCATCCATTGCCATACGGTTGTCGGCAATGATATAAGCCTTCTTCTGAGCGGGAGTCAGATGGTCTGCGAATACACAGGGAACTTCTGCGATATGCTCCTCACGGGCGGCAAGCACTCTGCCGTGTCCGGCGATGATATTCATATCACGGTCGATGATGACCGGATTGATGAACCCGAACTCTCGGAGAGACGAACGCAGCTTGTTGATCTGTTCCGGGGAGTGGGTTCTGGCATTGTTGGCATAAGGAATCAGCTTATCAATGCCAATAAGCTGCATCTCAGTTGTCGTTGTCATCATACCAGCCCCCATTCTGCAAATTTCTCAAAGCCGCCGATGGACTGGATATAGTTCCTTGCGACCTCAACGATCTCGGCATAAGGCACACCGTCCACGGAATCATCGCCGATGGCACAGCACAGTTCCACTGGCTTTCCGGTTTCCTGCGCTTTGAGCCAGGCATAGATATTGACGGACACATCTGCCTTGGAGAGATCCTTGCCATGCAGACCGCCGCCTGTTACGGAGTCTGCCATATCCGAACCAAGCTTACGGTTGGTTGCTCCGGTATCTACATCCGTGCCGCCAGTCCAGTCACCCAGGGGATTGACCTCCGCACCTCTGTAGGTCTCACGGAGATGTACACTTTTCGCATTGCTCTGACAGATGATGAGCCGAGCCTGGTCAATAATGTACTTTCCGTCATAGGGATATACGCTGTAGATGTCTCTTGCGATTTTGGAGAGAGCCTTCTGCTCCTCGGTCACAGGCATTCCCTTGAAAATGCCGTTGTCCCCGCAGTGTACATTTACACTTTGGTTTTCTGCCAGCATCTCATCCTGGGGAACGATCTGAATATCTGCACGGATATCTCCCGCAATTCTGAAAATGGCTGCGGCGATATCTTCTTTATCAAGTCTGGCAGAGGTCTCGATGATCACATGTCCCTGACCGTGACCGATGAGAACTTCCACCGCAATCTTCGGGTCTTTTTCTGCTTTATAAGTCAGGTCGACCACCGCACCTGCGATTCTGTCTGCCACCTTATCGGGATGGCATGGATTTACTTTCTCAAACATAGTCAGCCTCCATTTTTATGTTCTTCCGTTTCTCAGAAGCCGCTCCATCAGATCATCCTGCGGATTACCCGTAGAAAAATCCTTCGAGCAGTTTTCTCTGACAACCTGGAATATCTGATACCAGATGGTGTTCACCTGTTTCTGGTAGTTCTGAGCCATAGCTACAAACGGGGAAGCGCATGCCGCCCCGGTCGTTGGATGCTTGGAGAGAAAACCATACTCGGAGATCGCTTCCTCGCACTGTATCAGTCTAGATACTGACATCGCATACTGCTCTATCAGCTGCTGACTGATCAGCTTCTCACATCCGCATTCCCGCAGCCATGTCCATGTTTTGTTGTAGATACCTACCGGGTCATACGAACCGAATGCCTTCTGCCTTGATCTCAAGTACACAGATGGCTCCGGCACATTCTCACCGACAAGCTCCACGCCGTCCGGTAAATCCAAGACCTGAAGCTTTCTTCCACCTGGATTTCCTTCCGACAGTTTTTCTGTCAGACCTTTCGGCCTGCGTCCGGCACCGACTTTGATATTTGAGCCTCTGGCCGTACCGTCTTTTGCCATAAAATCGGCACCTCACTTTCTGTTAAATTTCACCGCCGGGCAATACCCCGTTCAAATACGCTGTTTTTCAACGTGCGACCCTGGCACCGTTATCCGGGACCTTGATGGACAGAGATTTGGACCGCCCCCGGGTCAGTCCCGGCTCTTTTGGTTATGCCACCTATCACCACGTTTGGCATGAATCTTTGCATGGCAGGAGGCACACAAAGAAACGAGATTACTTCTGTCATGTGTGCCGCCTTCTGCAAGCGGTTTGATGTGGTGTACCTGTTCCATCTGCACCATGCGTCCTTCCTTGAAACACTGTTCACAGTAAGGATGCTGCTGTGCATAGGCCGTTCTTATCCTGTGCCAGGCTCTGCCGTAACGTTTCCTTGTGGCAGAATCTCGACCATACTTCTCATACTGTCTGTTGGTAAGCTGTTCATGCTCCGGACAGTATCGTCTGTCGGTCAGTTCTCTGCAGCTGGGATAACCGCACGGATGTTTCGGCTTTCTTGGCAACACAAACACCTCCTTCAACTTGAATCAGAGGATATACCAGCACTGCTCGGCATAGGAAACCTTTCTGGCACAGCTCCTCCTTTGCATAAGAAAAGCCCCGGAGGACTTTGGTGTGTCCCTCGAGGCTTCGTTGATCTTACTTTTTCGCTGATTATACTATATCACATTTCCAACCTGGACATTTTAGGACAAAAGCGGACATTTCGGGCGTTTTTCAAATTCGGACAGGATTTTCCGGCAACACCACATGCTGCAGTGCCTGCCCATGCCATCTCCTTACGGTACGGGAGTCGGCACTTAGTTTGTCTCCAATCTGCTCCCAGGTGAAATTGTGAATGTATCTGTAGCGAAGCACCATGCGTTCATCGGTGTTGGGAACCGTATCGATGACGCTGCGGATCTCATCCTTGAGGTCTACTAAGAGGTCGATCTCATCGTTGATCCTCGCTTCCAGGTCATAAATACGTTCCAGACACTTCACAAATGGTGCCTCACCGCTGTGACTGGTCTGTACCTTTTCGCCCATGTTCGGGGAAGAGATACTCGTGGACATCTCACGAAGCCTGCCCAGTTCAGCGATGTCGGAATTGATCCTGTGGTCAAGGCGGTATGCCTGTTTCAAATATTCTTTTGCTGTCATTATCTATCCTCCTCATAGAGTCTGCGGATAAGCATCTCGCCATCCACATCAGTAAGGGATGCATACCACTGGGAACGGAAGAAGTTCTCGCACTCCTCCAGCAGTATCTTTGCATCCTTGTTATTTGGTTTCCGTTTCAGTTTTCTCCTTGCCGACCGCCAGTCCTTGACCGCTGACAGAATAATGGCATTGGCAAGGTTCTGGTACGAATCGGTCATCGGCATACCTCCAGCTTTGCCTTCACCGCATTGATGAGGCTGCTTTGTATTTTTTCCTTCCTCTGCAGTGCCGCCATGACATCTTCATCGATGGTACCCTTTGCAATGATGTGATGGATGACCACCGTATCGGTCTGACCCTGGCGGTGCAGTCTTGCATTGCACTGCTGATACAGTTCCAGTGACCAGGTAAGCCCAAACCATATCATGGTCGAGCCGCCTGCCTGAAGGTTCAAGCCGTGACCTGCCGATGCAGGATGGATGACTGCCGCAGGAATACTGCCGCTGTTCCAGTCACGAATATCTGCAGAGGTCTTTATCTCACGGACAGTAAACCTCTCTTTTATCCGGGCAAGGTCATGTTGAAACCAATAGGCGATCAGTACAGGTTTTCCATTGGCTGCTTCAATGAGGTCTTCCAGAGCATCCAGCTTTCGGTCATGGATCTGAAGTGCTTTCTTATCCTCATCATAGATACAGCCGTTTGCCATCTGCAGGAGTTTGCCGGAAAGCACCGCTGCGTTGGCGGCATCGATCTCCTCATCTTTTATCCTGGCAACCATATCCTCCCGGAAGCTGTTGTAGATTTCCCATTCTTTATCCGACAGAGAAACCGGAACCTCGTTGATGATGCATTCGGGAAGGGTCAGGTAATCCGCAGACTTCATGCTGATGGTCATATCGGAGATGCGGTCATAGATCATCTGCTCCGCACCATCCGCAGGCTTGTAAGTAAACACCCGCTCGGCACTGCGCTTGTCCGGCACGAAATATGCCGCTCGGTAATGAGTGATATATCTTCCCAGTCTCTTTCCGCAGTCCAGGATCCTGAACTGTGCCCAGAGATCCATAAGACCGTTGCTGGACGGTGTTCCGGTCAGACCAACGATTCGTTTTATGAAGGGCCTGACATTCAGAAGGCTCTTGAAACGTTTTGACTGATGGCTCTTAAAAGAGGACAGCTCATCAATGACCACCATATCGTAGGTAAATGGAATGCCGCTCTTGGCAACGAGCCAGTCCACATTTTCTCTGTTGATGATGTGGATATGAGTACGCTTCATCAGTGCCTCGATTCTTTCTTTTTCCGTACCGACAGCCACGCTGTATGTGAGATTCTTTAAATGATCCCACTTGCCAATCTCCGCAGGCCATGTGTCTCTTGCAACCCGGAGAGGTGCAATGACAAGTACCCGACTGACCTCAAAGGAATCAAAGAAAAGATCGTTCAGTGCCGTAAGTGTAATAACGGTCTTGCCATTCAGCCTAAGCCCATATCAAGCAGGACTGCAGCTTCCTTGTGCGACTTGATAAAATCGATCGCATACTGCTGATAATCATGTGGTATGAACTTCACTGGGCATCACCTCCAATCTCTTTCAGTACGGTATCTATCTGTTCGATGCTGTCCACGCAGTATACTGAAAAGCCAAGCTTCTCCAGCTGTCTTTTTCGCCTTACCTGCAGTGGCCGCATTTTCCGTCCCGGCGCTTTCAGTTCTACAAAAGCGAATCTTGCCATAGGGAGCAGGACCAGTCGGTCAGGCACACCATCAAGTCCGGGACTTACAAACTTGGGCGCTAAACCTCCCATTTTCTTCACTGCCTCCACCAGCTTTCGCTCTACAAATTTTTCGTTCATGCCATTTCCTCCGTGACACAAGAACACACGGATGCACAACTCTCCCTTATATTTACTTACGCGCGTATATCACGGGTTACATATCCTATACCTTGTAAAAACGCATTCGTAATATAAGGGAAATAGTTGTGTCTGTGTCGCAGTCTTGTGTTTCTGCTTACGTGGTTTTTCGGTAGAGTCGCTGCCTGCCATAGATCGGCTGACGCTTGATTGACGTGGTTCGCTCCCAATTCGGAAGCTGTGCCATCAGTGCCGCAATGGCATAACTGTCCGTAGGCTTCAGCTCCTGGAGGGACTTACCATAGCATTCGCACCAGATCTCTGCATTAGATACCTCAGTACGCAGAACGGCACCTTTGTGTTCAGGCATACCGAACTCACTGCCCTGGAGGAAATTGCGTCTCTGGAACAAATCCATGTCCACCCAGTCATCCGGCAGCCTGGTATTGAGATACTCTTCGACCATGCCAAGACGCTCGTCCACCTCCATTGCAGACTGCTGTGCTTCCTCTGCAGCTTCCAGAAGATCACCTTCGAGGTACAGCTTTTCGCCGGACTTCCATATCTCCTTTGCCTCTGCCCAGAACTGTGCACGATACTCTGGTGTAAAGTCCCAGGTCTTTTTCTGTTTCTTCTGATGCAGCTTGATGATCCAGAAGCGGCGGTTGCCCGTAATGTCACGAAGGTAGCCTCTCTCGCCGTTGACCGTGGCGATGATGATGCACTGGCGTGGATGGGACTCCACCACCTTGCCGTAGGATGGTCTGTACTTGTCATCGCAAGTGGAAAGGAACGCTTTGACCTTTTCGATGTCGGCTTTCTTCATTCCGGCAAGCTCTCCGATCTCCACTGCCCAGAAGCCCTGCAGCTTTTCTGCACCGGACTTATCGTCCATATCGGTAAGGGACAGCGTTTCAGAGTAGTATTCCGATGTGACCAGGTCTTTTACGATGGTGGACTTGCCGATACCCTGATCGCCGTCAAGCACCGGGACACAGTCAAACTTGATGCCCGGAACATACACACGTGCAACTGCTGCCGCGAAGGTCTTTCTGGTGACAGCACGGACATACGGCGTATCGTCTGCCTGCAGATAACGGATAAAAAGATCTTCCACTCTCTCGATGCCATCCCATTCCGGCAGGCTGTCAAGGTAGTCACGGACCGGGTGGAAATGGCGGTCATCTGCCACTTTGGTAAACGCAACATCATGGTTACGGCTGGAGAACGGCAGATAACGGATGTCGATGATAGACTTCAGCTGTGCCGTGTCTGCATCGCGCCAGAACGCATTGCCTTCCGGACGCTCCCAAGGCAGCGGACCCGTGATCTGGATACGGTTCGCCAGTTCGTTGAATGCGAAGCTTGCAAAATCAGGGTCATTGTTCAGAATAAGATTCAGATTGTACACGCTGTTTTCCAGCTGACCTGACCTTGGCTGATACTTAAGCCTGGTCATCCAGTCTCCGTCAGTGGCATTGAAATCAGCCTCTGCCTGTGCCAGCTTTTCTTCCATAGCGATACGCTTGACCTCTTCGTTCTGCATGGCAAGCTCGCACATGGCGTTGAAGGATTTCTTCACGTCATCGTCACCAAACTTATGGATGCGGACGAGGTCAAAAGCATTGCACAGCTTGAGGTAAGCAGGGTCTTTGGCATGGTGGCTGTATACGAATTTGCCGCCCTCAATGATCTCCACGCCTGCCATACTGGAGGACTGGATATAATGCCAGCGGTTCTCGTTGTCGGTTGGCTCATACACATCTGAAAGGAATTTTTCGATGGCACGACCGATAGGGAAGAATGCACGGTTGAAGAAACCGACAGCACCTTCCTTATCAAGCGGATCCTGCACCTTTGCAGATGTCGTAGTATTTGCCCTGCTTTCCCTTGAAGAGGTAGGCAGTCTTGTAGGGTCCGTCCATTCCGGATGGGAAGCAAGCACCTCATCCGGATCAAGCCACTCCTTCTCTACATCCAGGAACACAAAGCTTCCGTTGGAAGGAGTGGACGGCCAGTACATCAGCTGATTCGGAAGATAGGAGCATTCATCAAAATAGTCGATGCCCAGCATCTGTGCCAGGTAGCGGCTGACTGCCACGAACTCTTCCGGGGTCACATCTCTTGTCAGCGGATACACCAGGCGGACTCTTGGATCGTCATCGGTGCTGCTGTGGGTGGTATAAAGCAGAGACGTATAAGGCGCATTGGCTTCATAATTTTCAAGGAACGCCTTGTCAATGCGGTCACCGTCCAGGGTAACCATGGAACGAAGCTCCACAGTGTCGACCTTTCTTCTGCCTCCTTTCAGCGCACCGGCAACAAAGCCGCCGTGGTCTTTCACGGCATCCCTCTTTGCCTTATTGAACTTGGCATACTCCTCCGCAGACTCAGGAGTACGGATGGTAACCTTCAGTCGTTCTTTCAGTTCATCGAATGTGATAGTCTTGTTGACCCAGGTCTTTGCCTGACGGTTATTGCCGTAGGCGATTGCCAAACTCCGCATTATCTGACCCTCCTTGCTCTCGGTGTTTCTCCGTGTTCAAAACGTGCCTGACGAGCCTGCTTTCTGGCACGGAAAACACGTCCGTTCACAAAATCCTTATATTT